TGACGATGTTGATCACGACCCTCTCGACGACTTGCCTTTTTAATTAACTTGCAACCCCTCGAACTCATCACAAAACAAGCGAAAAACAATGTCAAAAATATCATTTTACCAATCGGTAAGAAACACAAGCCAAACGACCCAGCTTGATCTCGACGACGTAATGACGAGCATACAGATCGGCGAGTATAAAGAACTTGTCGAGAAAGTTCGGGCGGCACCCGACAAGAAAACCAAGACGCAAATAAAACTCGGGCTGCCCGCTTTTACGGGTTCGGGTACGTTTTCAGAACGAAAAAACGAGTCGATAATAAAACACTCGGGGCGCATTATAATAGACCTCGACAATTTAAAAGACATTGACGAGGCGAAAGCTTTAATCGGGGCTGACGAGTTCGTTGAGTACGCATTTACCTCAGTAGGTGGCGAGGGTCTTGCTGTTGTTTTTAAAATCGACGGCGACAAGCACGGGCAAAGCTTTCAGCAAATAAAACAGTACATCGAGGCAAAATATGGGTATGAGGTCGACAAAGCGGTGAAAGAGGTTGCTCGGTTGCGTTTCGTTTCTTACGACCCTGACCTCGTGTATAACGCCGACGCTATTCAATGGGAACCTCAGCCGCTCGAGGGCGGTGACGTATACGACGCCGATCGTATTAAACACATTATCGGCACCAATCTCGCGAAAGCGATAGACGGCGAACGACATTTCTTTCGAGTCAGAAACGCGAGACTCGCGGGCGGGTTTGTCGCTGGCGGCATGATCTCAGAAGATGAAATGCGCGATTTTATGCAAAAAGAGGTCATCGAGAGAGGCGTTACAGGTACAAGACGACAAGCCGCATTCAAGACGATCGAGGACGGTCTAAAGTACGGTCGCATTGACCCGATAACCAAAGAGAAAGCCGCCGAGTATGAGGCAAGACACGCTCAGGCAACGACGGCAATAAAAAACGTCTTTGCATTCGCTCACGAGGTTAATAGAGCGGGGCGCCAATTCACAAAAACAGACATTTCGGTACTTGCCGAGCAAAACGGTCTTAATGTCGATGAGGTCGAAAAGATTTTCAAACGGGTGTTTGCTGATCACAAAGACGAGTTCGGTATTACTGACAAGCCTGAGATCGAAAAAGTCGAGCTATTTCTTTCGCGCAATTACGAGTTTTTTTTCAACGAAGTGACCCAAGTACGAGAGTATCGGGTAAAAGGTTCAAGCGGCGATTTTATACGGGTGAACTACGATACAATTTGGCGATCACTTGCAAAAGTAGGTTTTAAATTCCCGCTCGACAAACTCAAGAGTCTTTTGCGGTCTGACTATGTAACGACTTACAACCCTTTCAAAATGTATTTCGACTCCTTGCAGACATGGAATTCAGCAAAAGAGGGTCACGACCCAATATTTGCACTCGCTGACCATGTAAAGACAACGACGCCCGAATTTTGGCGGGTGCAATTGAAAAAGGCGCTTGTGAGACAAATCGCTTGCGCTTTGGGTGGATATGTTAACCGTATCGTGATCGTGCTCGTGTCAGAGGCTCAGGCGACAGGAAAGAGCACTTTTATACGGTTTTTAAACCCGTTCGGTCTCGACTATTACACCGAGAGCCCGTTGCAATCAAATAAAGACACCGAGTTCGCATTTGTTGAGAATTTCATGTATAACCTCGAGGAGCTGTCAAGTCTTTCAAACACCGACGTAAACAGGCTCAAAGCCATTATCTCGAAAGCTTCAATTAAAGAGCGAAAACCTTACGCGCAAGACGCTGAAAGTCAGCCAAGGCGTTGCACTTTTTGGGGCTCAACCAACAAAACCGAGTTTCTAACCGACACGCAAAACACGCGCTGGCTTTGTTTCACGGTTGAGTCAATCAATTGGGCATATTCAAAAGACATTAATATCAATGAGGTTTATGCGCAAGCTCTCGCGCTTTACAACGACCCCGAGTTTGATTTCGAACTAACCGCCGACGAGCAAGAAAAAAGAGACTACATAAACAAAGGCTTTGAAATAATTGACATTGAGAAAGAGTTGATAATGTTACACTTCAAGCGCTGCACCAGCGACTCGGGTGAATTCGTCAGCAACGCCGATATTCTCGATCGCCTCACAAACTTTACAGACGGCAAAGTCAAGCTCAACACGAGGCTCATTTCAAAGTCAATGATTCAACTCGATTTCGAGAGAGGTGTCAAGAAAGCAAACGGGCACACCGTTCGGGGTTTTTATGTCAAGCAATACTCTCAACCCGTTTATGAGCTTTATCTTGACGACAAGCTTACACTTGACGAAAAGATCGCACAAGCCAAGGCAATAAGAGACGGACAAATAGACGACGACGCGCCATTTTAACGAAATAGCCGTCAGGAACAATAAGAACCGCGACAAGCTTGGTGTGACGGCAACCAAGACTTGACGCACAACAAAAAACAATATGAAAACATTTATCAAAACTTTTTCGGGGCGAAATGCTGACAACGACGCCGCTGTTTGGGTTGACTCATTAAGAGCTAAAGGCTTGACGGCGCACCCGCCGAGTTTAGCTATTGACAGTCAAAACGGCAAACATATCACCGTAATGATGACAGCCGAATGAGGTTACACTTGAAAGCCCCGAGCGTAACCGCCCCGCTTTGCCCGTCTGTCAAGGGCTTGGCGCCTTTTTTACGGGTTCGGGTTACATTGGTTACACTTGTTTCTCTATATAACCCCTCGGGGCTTTTGGGTGTGCCTCTCTATTTATTAAGACTCTTTGATCATCTTTTTTCCATTTTCAAATGTAACCAATGTAACCAAGTCAATAAAACCCAACGGTGTAAAGGCTTTCAGAGGTTACACTTGAAATGTAACCCAATGTAACTAATGTAACCAATGGACGAAAATCAAAGCGAGACATCGCTACAAGCCGAATGTGTGAGATATATGCGTAACGATTTGCGCGTCGTTTACGGTACTTTCTTTTCAATACCGAATGAGGGCAAGAGGGGCGTCATAAACGCGTCGAGAATGCTCGCTCAAGGGTTGCTTTCGGGCATTCCCGATCTTTGCTGGCTAATTGACGGCACCGCGGTCTTTTTTGAACTCAAATCGAAAAAGGGAACAACGACGCCAAAACAAAAGCTCATACATAAAAACCTCATCGAGCTCGGGTATGAGGTTCACGTCATTAAAACGTTTGACGAATTTCGAAATATTGTATCTTTGAGAATTCAAAACAAACCCTAAATTTTTTTACATGAAAAACTTTTTTTTGTTACTGACGATCGCAGCATTGCCGTCGTTGAGTTCTTGCTCAAAAGAGCCCGTCGAGACAAAGTTCTCAAACCCCGATCAAGTTTTCGAAATAAAAGAAATTTTGAACAACGCCGCTATCGAACTGCGAGCTCCCGAGCTTGACCTTTCGACTTACGAAATCACGCTCGCATTAAAGGGTCAACACCCTCTTGAGGGCACCTTGCGCAACGATTGCACCGATTGGTGCTTTAAGCGCGAAAAACTCGGCTCAAGCCCCTCGGTTGAGTATCGCGTCGACGTCTTTACGATCGTGACCCAGCTCTTGCCTTATTACGGTCAAACGGTATCAAGCACAAACCCAAGAGACACCAACGGCGACAACTTTATCGGTGGCGCCGACCTTTTGACAATGCTTACTTTTTTCGGCAACGATTTCGAAACCGTGCCTCTTGATCAAGTAAACGCAATCGGCGGCGAGGTGTCGGGTTCGGGTGAGCTTGCTAATTATAACGGCGATCTCGTTTTTGACGGCGATACGCTCGATCTGATTAGCTTGTTTAAAGGCTCGAATTGCTTTGTACAAGACTATCAAAGCGGCAATTTTGACCCCTTGGGTTGTTACGAGCAAACGATGCTCTCATTTACAACAAACACGGGCGTCGTCAAATTTTTTCACATCAATTAAACATTTTAAACCATGTCAAAAAGAAAGACATTTTCAGACCTTGTAAAAGGCGACAACGTTGAGGTAAGAAAAGACCCTAACGTTAAGGGCGTTAAAAAAATCGTTCTCTCGATCTCGAAACACATCAAATACGGCGTTAAAGTAGACCTCGGCGACGATTTTGGTTTTGTCATCGACCCAAAAAGCGCAAGCGTTTCGACTGAGTTTTTCGATCGTCGTTCGTCGGTAACATATATCGTTGATCAATCTGTAAAGGCGGCAAAAGACTCGGAGTAATCACCCGAGAGTTTTCATACAACCAAGCAAGCGAGAGCCGTCATTTCGGCGGCTCTTACTTTTAACCTCAAAACCTCATCAAATGGTCATCACAAAAAACTCATTGAATTACGTTCTTGATATAGTGAAATACTTGTATTTCAATCTTGAACTAAACCAAGAAATCGAGCTCAGTAAGCTCAGCAAACCAACGTCAAGAGATATGTTTATCGCCGCGCTCGATTTTGTAATTGATAGAGACCTGACTTTGCTCGGCGGTTTTTCCATAAGATACACCGACGAGCATCGCACCGCAATCAAAAAGATTGCGAATTTATCTATCAAGCCCGTGCAAGGTTTTACCGATCAAAAGCACGTCATGCCGTTCGAGTTCAAAAACTCACTTAATACAGGCTTTAAAACCTCGCCTCAGTCAAAGTTGAGCGAGAAATACGAAAAACTCTTTGAATATGGCAACACCTAAGAAAGAAAAACACAAACTCGCTGAAATGTATCGGCTTGGTATTGGTACAGGTCGCCCGCCATTGTTTAACACCCCGACGGCATTGAGTAAAAAAATCAATGAGTATTTTGATCATTGCGACGAAAGTAATCAACCGCCGACAATCACGGGTTTGAGTTTGTTTTGTGGTTTTTCTGATCGTCGAAGTTTTTACGATTACCAAGACGACAAGCCCGAGTTTTCTCACGTAACGCGTGCGGCGCGTACCGTTATCGCTAATTTTCACGAGATCAATGTCGCGACAACCGACAAACCTCAAGGCTCGATTTTCATGCTCAAAAATTTCGGGTTCTCTGACACCCAAGTCATCGAGCACACGGGCAAGGCTGAGGTGCGTCAAACGTTTAAGATCGGCAAGACCGTCATCGAGTTTTAACAACAGACGCTCGACGCATGACAATGACAGCCGCGCCCTTATTCGAGCCGTTTCCAAAGCAAATCGAATTTCTCGAGAAAGCTCTCGACGATCACACGAGTCTCGTGTTATACGGTGGAGCTATTCGAGGGGGTAAAACGTTCGCGGGTCTTGGCGCCTTGATTTTGTTGTGCAAAATGTACCCACGTTCGCGCTGGGCGGTTGTGCGTAAAGACTTACAAACTCTAAAGCGCAATATTGTACCGCCTTTTAGAAAAATCGCCCCGAGTAACTTTTGCAAGGGCGGCTCTTTTGATACGGCGTACAACCAGCAAGAGCAAGTCGTTACATTTACCAACGGGTCGCAAATCATTCTTTTCGCCGAGAACTACAACCAAGACAAAGAGCTCAATCGCTGGAAAGGTCTCGAGGTCAACGGGTTCTTGCTTGAGGAATGCAACGAACTACAAGAGGACGGGTTTAACAAGGCGATTGAGCGGGCGGGTACTTGGGTTTTGCCTCAAGGCGAAAAACAACCGCCGAGCAAAATATTATTAACCTGTAACCCCGCTCAAAATTGGGTTAAGAGAATTTTATTCGACCCAGCTCAAAGGGGGGCTTTACCCGAGGGTTGGCATTATATTCAAGCCCGAATTTTCGACAACCCTTTTATGCCTAAGTCATACATCGAGGGTCTTAAGAGATTGCCGAAAAATCAATATCAAGTTTTTGTCCTTGGCAATTGGAATATCAAACTCAAGATCGGCGCCGAATTTTACCACAAATTCAACCTCGACGTCAATGTCAAGCGATCAAAATATGACCCCGCCTTGCCCTTGCATATTTCATTCGATGAGAACGTCAACCCTTATTTGCCCGCGACGATTTGGCAAGCCGACGGGTTAAATGTTTGGCAAATCGACGAGGTTACGCTCAAAAAGCCGCACAACAAAATAAAGAGCGTATGCAATGAGATCGCTCGCCGATACAAATTTCACCGATCGGGCGTTTTCATTTACGGCGACGCCACGAGCTTAAAAGACGACACGAAGATCGAAAGAGGCATGAATTTCTTTAATTTAGCGGCTCGGTACCTTGACAAGTTTAAACCCGTGAAAAGAATACCAAAAAGCAACCCCTCGGTTGTTATGCGCGGTAATTTTATAAACGCCATATTTGAGGGCGAAATCAACGGGGCGAGCATTGTGATAGGCGAGCATTGTGAACTTACAATCGCCGACCTGACCAACGTACTCGAGGGGAGCGACGGCAAGAAACTGAAAATAAAAGAGACCGACCCGAAAACAGGTATCACGTTTGAGCCTTGGGGTCACTTGTCCGACTCAATGGACTATTTTTTAACGTGGTACTACAAAACGCAATTTAGAGCATATCAAGGCGGCGCATTACCTGAGTCGCCTCGAGAAATAAAGCGCCGAGTGATTAAACGAACTTATTAAACGACATGAATTTCATTTTAAAGCACGACTTGCTAACTAAAGTTAAGGCTCAAGAGCTCGCTATCTTGACCGAGGACACACAAAACCCCGACGAGGAACTTTTGACGTCAATTTCGGCGGCTGAGAGTGAATTGAAAGGGTATATCACGCATCGCCATGATGTCGACATTGTCATGCCGCCGATTTGGTATTTCAATACCTCAAATGAGCGAGCTCTTAACGACTTGATTGTTTTGTACACCGAGAATGTTTACGATGAGGCGGTGAAATATTCACTCAATGACCTTGTCGTCGTAATTACCGAGACTGAGAAAAGGGTATATCGCTCAGACACCTCGGTCAATATAGGCAACAACCCGCTCAGCGGGGCGCCTTGGGTTTATGTCGGCACAAACTTAACCTTTTACAAGAGCTTAATCGACGACAACGACGACGACCCGATCACGGGCACCTCATGGGTTAAGCTCGCCGTCGACCCGCGTGACGCTTTACTCAAAAGCTTGTTAATAAACCTCGTCTTGTACGACTTGCACGCCCGTATAAAGCCTCGGCAAATTCCCGAGCATCGCGTGCAATTGCGTGACGATGCGATCAAGTTCTTGAGAGACGCCGCCGACCCTCGCAAGAATATCACGCTCAACTTGCCGCTTGTAGATCACGGCACCAAATCGGGCGTCGATCTTACATTCGGGGGCAATCAAAAAATCACTCATTCATATTAAGACCCATGAAAATACCGTTCACAAACATCGAAATCGGCAAGGTTCAAAGCAAAACAGAACGAACCCGCCGCGATATTGCTGACATTGTCAAGCGAATAAAGCAATCGCAGCTTATACGAACCCGCGAGGACGTTCAAAGCTGGCGCAGCGCTTTGAATAAAGCCGAGAGCACGCATTTACCCGACCGCACCGACCTCAACCGTATCTTCAAAGACATCATGCTTGACGCTCACCTTTCGAGTCTCGTGCAAACGATTGTTCTCAAGACGGTGTCGAGCCCCTTTTTTATTGAGGACAAAAACGGCGAAATAGACGACGAGCTTACTGATGTCTTTCGCAAAAAATGGTTTCGCGACCTCGTCAGGTACATAATTGAGGCGCCGATTTACGGCTATTCTTTAGTTCAATTCGGCGACGTCGTTAGCAATCACTTCAAAGATTGCGATCTTGTGCCTCGCGAGTACGTTGTACCCGAAAAAAGAGCGGTTAAAAGTAGCTTGTACCAAACGGCGACCGATTTGACGTATTTCGACGACCGACCTTTTGACCTTTGGACTTTATTCGTCCATGAAAAAGGCGATCTCGGTCTTTTAACAAAAGCCGCCCCGCTTGTTATTTGGAAAAAGAACGTGCTGGGGGCATGGTCTGAGGCGGCTGAGCTTTTTGGTATGCCGATTCGAGTCGGAAAAACCGACATAAACAACCCCGTCGCTTACAAAAATATGACCGATATGCTCGAAAACATGGGCTCGGCGGCGTGGGCGATAATGGATGAGCAAGATGAGATAACTTTCGCCGAGATCACCAAGTCGGATTACTACAATGTTTACGATAAACTTATTGATCGGGTAAACTCAGAGCTGTCAAAGCTTATTCTTGGGCAAACAATGAGCTCGGACAATGGGAGTTCTCGGTCGCAAGCCGAGGTTCACGAACGCGTTCTCGATGACTATGTGAGCGCTTGCAAAACGCTCGTCGCTGACGTTGTAAATGACCAGCTCTTGCCTCTCATGGAAAGACACGGCATGATTGCGAACGGGTACTCTTATCGACAGGATAACGAGGAAAAGATTGACATCAAAGCGAGGTTTGACATGGTCGACAAGCTTATGAAGCACTCGGGTGTAAAGGTTCCAATCGAGTACATTACCGATACATTTGGCATACCTCTCGACGAGGTCGAGGTGCCCGCGCCCTTATCAAAAACAGACCCAATCGCACCCGATGACGCGAGCGTGATGCCCACGGTGAGCAACTTGTACAACGCAATAAGAAAACATGAGCACTAACGACGACCGCGCCGAATGGTTATACACCCGCAAACAACTCGACAACCTTATGAAAGGCGTTTTCGAGGGCGGTATTGACCCAGCGAGTTTGCCCGTCGGTTTGTACAATGCTATTCTTGCAACTTTAAGCGACGGGGTCGTCAGAGGCTTTGGTTTTGGCGACCTTACCGACGAGGCGCAAGATTTGCTCGCTCATTTTGATCACAACGTCGCGGTATTTTCAGCCGCAAAGACGCACCAGCAAATCGCCGACATGACGCGAAAGCTTTTTGACCCCGAAACAGGGCTAAAGAGGTCGTTTTCAGCGTTTAAAGCCGACGCAACTGAAATATTCGATCAATATAATGTCAATTGGCTGAAAACTGAGTATCGGACGGCTTTTAACAATGCTTTTGGTGCCCGTCAATGGCTTGAGTTTAGCGCCAAAAAGAGCGCATTGCCTGTAATACGTTACGAAACGGCAAACGATGAGCGAGTCAGAGACGAGCACGTCGATCTCGACGGTATTGTTCGCCATATAGACGATCCTTTTTGGCGTCGTTGGTTTCCGCCTAACGGTTGGAATTGTCGATGCGACGCAACTCAGCACGAAATCGGCGACCTTACATTCACGAGCGACGACGTTATTGCTAAAATAAAACCGCCGAGCGAGCTGTTTGATTTCAACCCAGCTATTGACAAAGTTATTTTCGACCCAAATCACCCGTATATGAGTCGAGTCGCTGAGAGGTACCACGTTATTCGCGACCGCAACTTTGGCTTGCCCGTACCGCCAAAGCCTCAGCCAAAACCGCCAAAGCCAATCTTGCCCGAGATAAAGCCCGAGGGTAGCGAGTTCGAGCCGAGAAATCTCGCCGTCGCAACGGGTGTAAAAATGCCCGCTGAAATGTGGCAACTACTTAAAAGAGAGGTCGAGCTCGTTGAGGGCAATAAGAGCTTTTGCACCAATTTAGGCAAGCGGGTGAGTATAGACACCAAGTCAGGGCGTTACGGTAAAGGGAGCGACGAGATAAAAAAGGTGATCGCTCACGAGTTCGGTCACGCGACGCATGATCACCATGGGATATTTTCTTGGCAAAATGTGTCAACGCCTTGGGATGAGTTCGAGGAACCATATAAAAGGGCTCGCAAGCTCGCGGGCGTCGGCGCAAGTCGTGAGAGCGCTAAGTTGATAGCTAAAAAGCACACATTTTTCAGCGGTTTTGACTCAAATGCGAGAGCAATGCGCGAGAGCATCGCGAAAAAGTACGGTTATACGGTCGGCTCGAAAGTTGAGAAAGAAATGTTTCTCGGAGCGGCTGACACGATCGGAGCGCTAACACATGAAAAATACGGGTTCGGACACGGTAAAAGTTACTATCAAGGTAACGGCGGTTATATGTCGAGAGCTGAGTTTTTCGCTCATTGCTGGGAAAATAAATTTAACACCGATAACATTTACTTGAGAGAGGTTTACCCTGAGATCGCGAAAGAAATGGATGCGATGACCGAGGGGGTTATAAAACGAATAAAATCAAAGCAATGACACAAGAGTTTTTTGATCTCGTTAAAGATTATAAAGAGAGACACCCAAAAGCACAAGACCCTTTTGATTTTCTTAATGAGTTCGGCGACGACGCGCTCGTAAAAATAATCAAAGAGGCAAACGGTCGAAAGATTAACTTTGACCCCGACCCAAACAATAAACAACAGACGCTCGACGCGTCTCATTCGGTTAGTTATGGCTAAAAAAATCGACTTTGACCGCATCAATCGAAACCTTGATCACATGGCGACCGTTTTGCCTATTCTCGCGGCGAACGCAATGCTAAACCATTCAAAACAAGCGTTTCGAGACCAAGGTTTTACCGACTCAACGCTTTCGCCTTGGGCGCCTCGTAAGAGACCAAATAAAGCCGATCGCAATACAAGCCGAACAAGGGCTTTATTGATTGATTCGGGTAACTTGAGACGGTCGTATCGCATAAGAAAGGCGAGCTTTCAAGAGACGGCGGTCGGCTCGTATGGCGTGCCTTACGCATCAAGACACAACCAAGGCTTAAACGGTATGCCAAAGCGGCAAACGGTTGGAAAATCAAAGGTATTAAACGACAAGCTCGAACGCATTGCGATGCGAGAGTTTAAAAAGGTTTTTGAGACATGAGATTGAAAGAATGTACATTTTGTGGTGAGCTGACGAATTTGCGGCACATAAGGCTCAAAACAAAAAACGTCGATCGCGGCGCTCCTGTTTGCGATCAAAAAGAATGTGCCGAAATAGTTGATCAAATACTAACAAAATGAGCAAGAGAATATTGTACGACGAAATAAAGAACGTCGTTGACGGTCTTGACGGTTTTCATTGTTACGGGCTTTACAATGGTCAGTTCGAGCGTGAACCCGACGAGGACGTTGTGAGATACCCAGCCGTTTACATACAATTCGAACCGATAGAATGGTCGAACGTACTCGGCTCGGTTAAAAACTTACAAGAGGGCGCTATTGACATTCAGTTGCACGTCGGTTTTAAGCGGCTCGATAAAGATAACGAGAGCGTTCTCGATGACGTTGACAAACTTTTTGTCGCTCTCGAGGGTTATGCTCACAACGAATTCGACCCGTTAAGGCGCCGACGTGAATTTCAAGACATCGGTTATGACAATGTCGAGGTGTGGGTGCTCGTGTTTCGTACGAGATTACGAGATTGTCAGGCAACAATGACGGGCACAATAACACACACAATCGAGAGCCTCGACGCTCGAACTGAGAGCTCTATCAAGATCGACAACGACGTCATAAGGTCGGCAAGCGCTGACGAACTTGAGCTCGATACATAAAGAGGGTCTTGACCGCTTTTTTGATTGGTTGATTGTTCTTAAATTTCGAGGCTCAGAACGACAGCGAAGTGATGAGCGCTTGAATTTATTTGGTTAGGTTGCAAAGGCGTCAAACGGCGCCTTTGTTTTGGATAATAAAAAGCACTACATGAGAACAACAACGACCCCGCCCTCTTTTCTGAGGTGGGTATTTAAAAGCAAGAACAAAGCCGCCGCCTTGATTTTCTTGGTTTTTTTCGCAACAATAAGTCGATTGAGTATGTACGCAAGTCTCTCGGGCGTTCCTTGTGACAATGGTTTCATGTGCGGGTTTTGGCGTAATCTCGATCGAGTCGATTGGGTCGAGGTGTTATTGTATGAGTTTTTCACTTTCGTGCCCCTTGGTCTTACTATTCTTTCATTTTGGGGCTTGTATAAAGCAAGCGTATTATTCAAGACGAGAAAATAATGCAAGATTTTATTTGGTACCTAAGCCAAACCCTTAAAAGCATACAAAGCGAGCCTCGGTTTGTTTTCGTTGTCGTCTGTTTGTTTTGCGTTGGAGTTCTCAACGCTTGGCTCGATCGCCTTGACAATGTCGGGGCTTTTTCAACGTCTATTTTTAGTAATTGGCGCCGCGATTTTTGGCTCAAGCCCGATTCGGCAAACAACAAGTACAAAACACACTCAACGGGCAAGCTCGTCGTTGATTATTACGATAAAAACAACAAACCCGTATACAAGCCCGCGTTTAAATTCATGGGGCTCAGGTCAGACAGGGCGCTCGTTTTTCTTACTGACGGCTGGCACCTTGTTCAATTCATGCAATGGTCATTTGTGTCTTTCGCCGTTTCTTTTAGTGCTGGGCTAAGCTTGGGCGATTGGCGTTTTTGGGCGCTTT